TAAAACAGGATATCTCATTAAAACTCAAATGGGGTCAGATAAAGCATCTACAAATGCTTCATTGAAATATACTCTTATGTCAAGAGATACTGATGATGGAAATGTATTCCAAATCAAAGGTATTTCGTATGCTGCTGGTGGACAAAATGTTACTGCTGAATATCCTGTTCCGTTAAGGTTTGAAGAAAAAACTGACATTAGAATGGATGTAGTGGCAGCAAGTGGTGGACAGACTTGTTCTGCTACGTTTGACTTAATCTTGGTGGATAACTAATGCAATCTTTTAAATCTTTCTTCACAGAACAAAAGAAAAAAGGATTTTACCTTCAGTTCGTTAGGACTAAAGGTTATGATGTTCTGCGTGTAAATCGTTCTGGAGACTTGCGTTGGGCAGAGGTTCGTGGTAAAAAGGGTTATGAAGGTAATCAGTATGATGCTAAAGACCCACTACATAAAGCATTAGATGGATTAGGTAAAGCAGTAGACCTTGGAGCATTAACAGCTGGTGAGACTGTGACTATCAATCCTAAACACCCACATGCAAAGAATGCCTTTGCTACAGCAGAAAGAATTATGAAGTCATGAAGACATTCAAGGCACACTTAAAAGAGTCGGTTGGTCAAGGCGGTTTAGACTACGAACTCAAAGTTTTTAATGCAGTTAAAACAGCAAATATCACAGACTTAAATCCTGGCGATAAACCGACAACTGCTGGTTTCTCAAATCAAGGCGCGGGTGATTTAGAAGCATCATATAAAGGTAAACCATTTAATATTGAAATTAAAAGATCCGCTAAAGATCAGATGGGCGGAGGATCATTTCAATATAATTTTTCAACTAAACAATTTACACCTGTGAAAGAAATGGACCCCGAAGACCTTGATTTGTTATTGGCTGCATGTAAAGAAAAAGCTACCGAGCTAGACGAATATATCAAAGCTGCACGTAAGTTAGAACCTGTCCAATATCACAAAAATATTTCTGGTATACCTATTAAAATTTCTAAAGAAGGTCGGGATGAACTTAAGAATCGTGGTCTCTTAGCTGCGATTAATAAAAATGTTAAAACTGGTGTTAGATTTATTGTGAGGCACTATAATAAAAAAGGTGTTTACTATATCCAAATTGGTGGTTCTGGATTATTTTACATGGGTAAAAATCCTTTAAAGTTACCTGTACCAGAATTAAAAGCAGACATTCAAATTGAAATGCGCCTTGGTTTTGGTGGTGGTAAATTATCATTCCCTACAGACCCACCAACACCCGCACGTTCTGCTGGCCTCCGAGTGCAAGGAAGGCTATTGACAAAAGGAAAAAGTCCTTATACACTAGACAATCCAGAAGACGTTAAAAAACTTTTTATGTGACAGTGATGATTCTAAATCTAAGGCAACAAAATTTACACTAGGAGAAACAAGTAAATGATTTCGTTCAAAAAGTTTATTACTGAGCAGAAGAATACACACATGACCCACATTGAGGACAAGGTTCTCTATGGTGGTGTGAATGGAACACGGGATGCAATTAATGCTCTGCGTTCTCTGCGTGATATGCTGGCTGGCGTAGATAAAGGTAATGTTAGTGTAAAGTGGGATGGCGCACCTGCTATCTTTGCAGGAACTGACCCTAGAGACGGAAAGTTCTTTGTATCGAAGAAAGGTATCTTTAACAAGAACCCTAAAGTATACAAGACAGATGCAGATATTGACGACGATGCTTCTGGTGACTTGGCAACCAAACTAAAGTTGTCCCTAAAACATTTTGCTAATATTGGCATTAAAGGAGTTATTCAAGGTGATTTACTTTTTACAAAATCTGATCTTAAATCCCAAAAGGTCGCTGGATTGGATTACCTCACGTTTCATCCTAATACAATTGTCTATGCTATCGAAAAGGGCAGTAAGGATGCAGAAGAAATTAGAAAGGCAGAAATTGGTGTAGTCTGGCACACTACATACACAGGTGATGACTTCGAAAGCATGAAAGCAAACTATGGAGTAAACGTGAAGGCTTTGAAGAAGACACCTAAAGTATGGCAGCAGGACGCTATGCTGCGTGACTTGTCTAATACTGCTACTATGTCTTCAAAAGAAACTGATAGAGTTAATGCACACCTATCCCGTGCTGGTAAACTCTTCACTGAAATTTCTGGTTCTACTCTGAGAACATTAGAGCAAAATCAGAAACTTGCACAATTGATTGAGCAATTCAATAATACATTTGTGCGTAGTAATACTGTCATTTCTGACACTGACCAACATGTTCGCAATCTTATTAATTGGATTGAAAACAAGTATCAGAAAGAAGTTGACAAAAGAAAATCTGAAAAGGGAAAGCAGACTCAAAGAGATGCTTTGTCTAAAACACTGGAATTCTTCTCAAAGGAGAATAAAAGAAGTCTTAAAAAGATGTTTGATCTACAAAAGGCTATTGTTTCTGCGAAACTTATCCTTATAAATAAAATGAACAGTATTAAACGTGTTAAGACTTTTTTACAAACCACCAACGGGTTTAGATCAACTGAACCTGAAGGTTATGTAGCTATTGACAAACTGGGAGACAATGCTGTCAAACTAGTTAATCGCTATGAATTTTCAACAAACAACTTTGACCCAACGATACTCAAGGGTTGGAGTAAATAATAGAGGAACGTTATAAATGAAATATCTTATTTCTGCAATTATGGCTACAACTGTAGCTGCTACTGCGGTTGCACAAGATGCCAGTGAATCCCCGCTTATGTCCAACGCAACAGTAGGTGTAGAAACCGACCTGCAAGGTAACGCAGACTGGACAGTTGGGGCAGAATTGGGAATTGCTGGATTCGGTGTAGACGCAGAATTCAAACTCATGGACCGTGGTGACAATGCTGCTGATGACTATTCCGTTGGAGTAGGCACAGGCATGGACCTTGGCGTGGCTTCCCTTGATACAAGCATTAACTATGCATGGGGTGCTACTTCTGGTGCAGACCTTATTGGTCGTGGTGATGGTAACACTTGGGGTGACCTGACTGTTGATCCAGAACTGAAACTTACTCCCGGTATTATCGGTGGTGAGTATGCATGGGTAGGGGCTTCTATGGACCTTGCTTCTGCTGGCGAAATCGACCTTGGTTGGGCCGGTGCTACCTACGGTGTAGGTTACTCCCATGATTTGAATGCTAATGCATCTGTATCTATTAGTTATGGTTGGTCTGTAGACGTTGTTGATGACGACGATGATGCTACTGTCAACGATTGGACTACTACTGCTGATGGTCTTAAAGTCGGTGTAGGCTTTAAGTTCTAAAATGATCGGGTTTAAAGACTTCCTCTCAATTACTGAGACTTCCTCTCCTAGTGAGGGGGAGTCTTTTCCCATTTCTGAAGCACTGTCTTTTGCTGCTAGACGTAAGAAGTCTATTGACTTTAGACGCCGCAAACAAAAACTACAAAGACAACGCAAGATTGCTCTCAAACGTCCAGCAACTCTTGATAGATTAAAAAAACGTGGACGTAAATCTGCTAGAGATATCTTGACAAAACGATACTATGGTGGTAAGACTAAGAGTAGTATGAGTATATCTCAAAAACAACGTGCAGAAAAAAGACTAGATAAAGCAAAGAGAGTAACAGGTATTATTTCTAAGAGACTGTTACCTAGCAAACGTAAACTAGATGTGCAGAGAAGGCGTTGATTTTATGCTTAGTGGATTTAAACAGTATCTAGAAGAAAAATCTTCTGTAGGATATTTTGCATTTGGAAGATTCAACCCGCCTACTACTGGTCATGAAAAATTAATCACAAAAGTTGCTTCTCTTGCTAGAGGCAATGACTATAGAATTTTCGCATCTCAATCAGCAGATGCTAAGAAGAATCCTTTAGAATATAAAACTAAAGTGAAGTTCATGCGTAAGATGTTTCCCAAGTATGCCCGGAACATTGTCATGGACAACTCTGTTAAAAACTTCCTAGATGCTACCATGTATATGTACAAACAGGGTTACAAGAACCTTGTTATGGTTGCTGGTGATGACAGAGTACAAGAATTCCAAAAACTCCTTACCAAGTATAATGGTGTAGATTCCCGTCATGGTAAGTATGAGTTTGACTCTATCAAAGTTGTATCAGCTGGTGAACGTGACCCTGATGCAGATGATGTAACAGGTATGTCTGCTTCTAAACAAAGAGCAAACGCACAGAACAACGACTTTGCAAAGTTTTCTCAAGGTCTTCCAAAAGGTGTATCTGATCAGTTAGCAAAAGAACTGTTCAATGCTGTAAGAAAAGGAATGAACCTAAATGAAAATAAAACGTTTACTAGACATGTTATGCTGGAAGCAGTTTCAGAAAGACGTGAGGATTACATTAACGGGGAACTATTTTCTGTTGGTCAGCAGGTTATCGTAAAAGAGTCTGATGAAGTAGTTACGATTACTCACTGTGGTTCTAACTATGTTATTGTTGAAATGGACGGTAAGAATAAACGCAAGTGGTTGACTGATGTAGAACCATTAGAAGAAAAAGTTTCTCAGTCTCAGATTGATAGTCTAGAGAAGTTTGCTGATAAGTTACTTGCAAAGTATGATATTGATATTGAGTTTACTCGGCACTTTGTTGACCGTGTAAATGATGCCCGTAATAATCCTGAGATTAAAGTTGCTGAACTACAGAAGTTCTTTAAGAAGGTGCAGAAAGCAAAAGGTAATAAAATCAAAACGATTGGTGATTTCCAAGCTGTTCTGAAAGATGTTACTACTGACCTTAATATTCCTGCTGTTATTCGTAACAAAGGGGATGACTTTGAAGTTACTTTGAAAACGATTATGCGGAAGAAGAACTTCAAGACCCCTAATAAGATTATCCAGTATGAGAACAAAGTTGCTCAAGACCCTGATGTAAAAGATAAAAAAGGCACACAGCCTAAGAAATACTTTTCTGGTCTGGCAAAATCTACCAAAGCATCTAGAGATTTGCACTTTAAGAAAGGTGCTAAGATGGATGATGATAACCCTGCTGCATATGAACCAGCACCGGGTGATAAAGATGCTGAGACTAAAACCTCTAAATATACTAAGAAGTATAAGCAGATGTATGGTGAAGGTGATGGTCTCTGGGCAAACATTCATAAGAAACGTCAAGCTGGCAAACCTATGCGTAAACCCGGATCAAAAGGCGCACCTACCAAACAAGACTTTAAGAATGCAAGAAATGAAGAAGTGATGAACGAAGAGGAAAAGAAAGGGTTAGCTGCTAAGGCAGAGAAGTCTGGTATTTCCTTGGGTATTCTAAAGCAAGTTTATAATCGTGGCATGGCAGCATGGAGAACCGGACACAGACCCGGAACTACACCGCAGCAATGGGGATATGCGAGAGTAAATTCATTTATTACTGGTGGTAAAACTAGAAGAACAGCAGATAAAGATTTATGGGCAAAGGTAAAAAAATGATCACTTTAAGAGAATTCAAAGAAAAAATGAACGAAGCAAAGTCGTCTAGTGGGTATGATCTTTACCACAGAGACTTTTCTTCTGCTATGCAACACGCCTACAAGCATGCTAAAGCAAAACTTGGTGTAGATGTTGACCCCGAAGAGATTGACAGTAAAGTTGCTTCTGGACCTAGAAAACCATCTAAAGGTAAGACTAATACCTATCGTCTGTTAGATAAAGGTGGTAAGAAAGCAATCCAAGTTCAAGTCTATGGTATGGACAATGGTAAGTATGAACTGAACATGTATAAAGAGTCAGTTGATATTAATGAAAAGATGGACCCCACCAAGCACGTTTCTAAGAAAGGCGACATGTATTGCGTCTATAATAAAGACGGTGAAGAGGTTGCTAAGTTTGATAACAAAAAAGATGCTGATGCCTATGCTATCAAAAACCATGACAAACTGATGGAATATGTAGAAGTAGGCACTAATACTATTCGAAAGTCTTATGCTAAGGCAACACCGGGACAAA